GGATGAAATGCGCCAAAGACTTAAGGGAACCAATGGCGTGCCGATGTTATATATCTTTGATACTTGTAGAGACTTCATCAGAACGGTGCCCGTGCTTCAACATGACCCGAAAAGAGCTGAGGATGTAGACACGAGCAGTAATGATCACATCGCAGACGAATGCAGGTACGCCTGCATGAGCAGAAGCTGGGTGCCACAGAAGGATATTCCAACAAAGCGTGGAGACGGAACCGGCTATAGTGAGCGCGAAAGAGAGGACTACTCAATCAAGTCTCTTTGAGCAGCGGCGGTTTTTAACCTGATCCCCTAGTGGTATCCATTTGCAATTATCAGGCTCATAGTTCCCGTTCACATCGATCCGCTCGATGGAGTAGCCGACTGGTCGCTCGCCCATATCGGCGAGGAAGTTTTCGAAGGAATGACGCCAACGATCACAGACAGTGATACCGCGGCCTCCGTAAAGCTTCCAATCATATCCATTGGGATTGGTGCAACGGTTTAGCATGCCCTTCCAAGACTGATATGTTGGGGATAGATGTCCTTTGTTTGCGTGGCCGTGCGTGGTGAAATACGATTTTCTCCATTCGGCATTCAGGCATCCGCAAGACTTAGAGGCACCTCTTCTGAGATTGTTAGCTTGAACGATGGTTTCGCGTCCGCAATCACAACGGCAACGCCACATCGTATTCCTACCGGATTGCTCTGCGCGCTCGATAACCGCGAGTCGCCCGAAGCGCTGATTGCTGATATCGATGAATGCGGGCATGGCGACCTCCGACAAGGTTGACGTGTCAAGTGGCCGGGCCGCTCTCGCAAAGCTGCCCGGCCACGCATTTTAGCAGAGGTTCGGCCATGCTGGAAGCGCTCTGATGCCCGGCTGGCCTGGTGGACTTGGCAACCGACTGCAGGACGGGCGGGCGGCGGTAGACCAGGGGCTGGGCGATCGGCTGCAGGAGCCGCTCGACGAGCGCGGGCGACCGTATCTGGAGCGGAACTACCTGCTAGCCCGCATAGCCGCGGCTCCGTCGAAGCTGTTTGGTGGGCTCGTCGTAGACCCTATTGTTGACGCCATGACGATGGCTGGCGACGTGCAGTCCGGTGCGCAGCCGACGATGGCCTTCGATCCGCAGACGGGAGAGACGGGGACGAGCCCGCAGTTGGCTGGCCGGACTCTGAATGCGGCGACTATTCTGGCGAGTGGCGGACTGGCAACGGCTGCAGGGCGCGAAGGCCTCGGCATATTCGGCGGCTGGCTTGCGAAGACGGCGAACATCGAGAGACTGACGCGCGCTAGTGATATGGCGAACGGCGGGTTTACGCCCGAGGAAATCTGGAAGGAGACAGGCTGGTTTAAGGGCGCGGACGACAAGTGGAAATTTGAAATACCGGATGATGCATCCCGCGTCACTGACAAGACGATAGATGCCTTGACGCAGAGAGAGTGGCGCGGATCGAAAGCGGGTCCAGCCGGAGAAATCTTAGAGCATCCGGAGCTTTATAAAGCTTATCCTGAATTGCAGAACATCGATACCTATGTTGATTATGGCGTAAATTACCCAAGCTCATCTGGAAGATACGATAAGGGGTGGCCGGGTGATGCAAAGTATTTTGGTAGAAGTCCACAGATAAACATGGAACTCAATGCCTTGGCCGGCCCAGAAGGTCCACGCTCTATCATGCTGCATGAACTTCAGCATCCTATTCAGGACATTGAGGGCTTTGCCAAGGGTGGATCGCCAGATGATTTTGGCGGGTTTGGAGGATACCGTCGCTTAGCCGGTGAGGTAGAGGCTCGCAACGTTCAAGGACGCAGGCGCATGACAGATGAGCAGCGCCGAGCCATTCCTCCTTGGGTGACGCAGGACACTCCAATTGAACAGCAGCACATGCGGTTTGGCGGTAGCGGCCCGCAGGCCAGCATCAAAGCCTACCACGGCAGTCCGCACGACTTCGAGCGCTTTGACAGCTCGAAGATCGGCACCGGGCAGGGGGCGCAGACTTTTGGCCATGGAATTTATGCGGCCGAGAATGAGACCGTAGCGAAAGCCTACAAGGATGCAGGGCCTGCCTCTCGTGCTCAATATGACGAGATAAATAACCGGATGTCTGAACTTGCGAGGGTAATGGGCTCCGATGCGATCCCCGGCAAAGGACGTGTGTTCAAAAGCGATGTAGGGAGAAAGGCTGCCGAGGAATACGACGCGCTGATGCAGAAACGCGAGAACCTCGGTCACATGTATGAAGTCGACATAGCCGCCGAGCCCGAGCAGTTCCTCGACTGGGACAAGCCGCTGGCAGAGCAGAGCCCACAGGTGCAGCAGGCGCTAGGGTTCCGGGAGCCGGGGCAGATTAAGGCACTTCAAGCGGAAATAGCTGACATAGATAGCCGGGCAGAAGCCATCCTAAAATCTTCGCAATTACCCACTGATGATGTCGATGCTTTTTGGAAAGCAGCATTTGCGGATACACCACAAAACGCGGAATATGACGCTCTAATCCGCCGCAGAGAAGAATTGCGAGGCGAGCTTCAAACTGCCCAAAAGCAGATGAAGCTCAAAGATATGGGGCACATGACTGGCGAAGCATATCTTCGCGGTCAATCTCTTGCTAGGCGCAGTGCAAACGATCCAGAAAAAGCGCGGCAACTCCGCGAAGCAGGGGTGGCAGGGGTCCAATATCTCGATCAGGGGTCGCGCTCTAGCGGCAGGGGCACCCGCAACTACGTAGTTTTTGACGACAAGCTGATCTCCATCCTTCGCAAGTACGGCCTGCCCATCTCCGCCGCCGGACTGGCCGCGCTCTCGCAGCTTCACCCGCAAGAGGCGCAGGCCGCACCGCTCGGCGATCGTCTGCAAGGACGCTAAATGGCTCTCATCGACTTCCAACGCTCCGGCACATCGGCCAGGGCGGGCGGGAGCTATGGCGAGGACGAGGACGACAGCCAGTCGATCACCAAGCTCCGCAGACAATACACGGACTGGTCCTCATCTAAGCGCGACGAGATCGACGAGCAGCGCCTCGCCCGGCACTACTACCACGGCGCGCAATGGTCCGACGACGAAGTCAAGGTTCTGAAAAAGCGCAAGCAGCCGGTCATCACCTTCAACCGGGTGAACCGCAAGATCGATGGCGTGGTCGGCACGCTGAAGAAGCTCTGGCAAGATCCGAAAGCGTTTCCAAGAACCCCCAACCATGAGCAGGAGGCGGAGATCGCCACTGAGGCGCTCCGCTATGCGCTGGATCGCGCTCGCTGGAAGAGCGTCGGCATCGAGGCCACGAGGAATGCCGGGCGCGAGGGCATGGGCATCGTGCAAATGGTGCTGGAGAAGGGCGACCAGGGCGATGCCGAGATCACGCTGCAGGCGATCGACGACGACTGCTTTTTCTACGATCCGCGGAGCTACCGGCCGGACTTTTCCGACGTGCGCTATCTGGGCGTGGCCAAGTGGCTCGACCTGGAAGTCGCGCAGGAACTCTATCCCGACAAGGCCGACGAGCTGGAGGGGCTCCTGCAGTCAGGGGGCGACATCGAGAGCTGGGCGCAGCAGGACCGGGAAAGGCGCTGGATCGACGTCGAGCAGAAGCGCATCCGCGTCATCGAGCATGAGTATGTGAAGGGCGGCGCGTGGCACGTCTGCCACTATTCCAGCAATGTGAAGCTCGCCAGCGCATCATCACCCTTCGTCAACGACAAGGACAAGAGCGGCTCGTCCTTCCTGGCGTTCTCGGCATACGTCGATCACGACGGCGATCGGTATGGCTTCGTCAGGAACATGAAGTCGCCGCAGGACGAGATCAACATGCGGCGCTCCAAGGCGCTGCATCAGCTCAACACCCGGCGGCTCTTGGTCCGCAAGGGGGCCGTCGAGAACGTCGAGAGATTGAGGACGGAGGCGGCACGTCCCGATGGCGTGCTGGAGTTCAACATCGAGGGCGGGCTTTCGTTCGAGGACAGCACCAAGCAGGCCGAATGGCAGGGCCAGATGGAGATGCTGGCCGAGGCGAAGAGCGAGATCGAGAATTACGGCCCGACGCTGGTCGAGAAGGGCATGGAGAAGAGCGGCCGGGCGATCGCTCTCCTGCAGCAGAGCGGCTTGGCGGAACTCGGTCCTTTCATCGATGCATGGAGCGACTGGAAGCTGCGTGTTTATCGCGCGATGTGGTCGAACATTCGAAAACACTGGACGAGCGAGCGCTGGTTGCGGGTGACGGATCAGCAGGAGGCACGGCGCTTTGTCGGGCTGAACCGCGTGCACATCGATCCGATGGGCCAGCCGAAGCTGGTCAATGAAGTCTATGAGACGCAGCCGGGCCAGCCGCAGCCGCAGATGATCAGCCAGTCGCAGGGTGGCATCGCGGAACTCGACGTGGACATCATCCTCGACGAGGCGCCCGACAGCGTCAACACCACTCAGGACACGTTCGAGCTGCTGCAGAGCCTCGCGGCGGCCGGCGTGCCGGTGCCGCCGCAGCTCGCGATCAAGCTGTCCGGCCTGCCGGCGAGCACCAAGAAGGAAGCTCTGAGCATGCTGGAGCAGGCGCAGCAGCCCGACCCGATGCAGCAGCAGGCGAAGCAGATCGCCATGGATGTCGAAAGCTCGAAGGCTGGCATGAACAAGGCGTCGGCGCTCGACAAGGTAGCGTCCGCGGCGAGCAAGTGGGCGGACATTTCCATGAAGCCCGACCAGCACGCGCAGGAGCAGCAGCGCGGCGATCGGGAGCAGCAGCAGGGCGATCGCAGCCACGAGATGGCGCAGCAGGACTTCGGCCAGCGGCGTGAGGAGAGCGATCGGCAGTTTCAGGGGCAGGACGCCGACCGGCAGGCGAAGATCGAGGATATGCGGGCCAGGCAGGCTCAGGCGGCCCAGCAGGTGGCGCGGCGGCAGCAGGCTATGAATGGCGGCGGGCCCACTAATGGCGGGGCCTACTGATGGTCACGACGCTCGAACTGCAGCGGCGAGGGCTGCCCTACGCCGTCGTCGTGGACGGAGCGGCTACGCCAGCGTCCCTACAGGCGCTTGACCGCCAGGGCCTGCCCTATCTGGTAGAAGTGGCGGACGGGGCGACAATGGCC